CTGACCGGTCTCGGGGTCAACGACTACGACGTAGTAGAGGGGTTCGTTGTTGCCGTTCTTCTTCTGTACGGTGCGGATGCGCTCGAGCTGCTCGTAGATGGCGATCACCGAGATATCGAGTGCCGCATGGTCGTTGTCGCTCGGGTTATAGCCAGTCTTGATGAGAAGCTCGGTGCAGGCGTCGACGTCGAAGGGGGCGCTGATGTTGAAGTTTGCGTCCGCCGCTGCCGCCCTGGTAGAGCATTTGACATACTTGCCGGTCTCTCCGGCAGTCAGGACGATGGTCTGCGCCTCGGAGCTGAATCCGAGGGTACGTTTCAGCGCTTCGACATTGTCTGTGAAGCTGTAGTTCTCCGGAGTGCCGGAGGTGAGATCCCACTTGTCGGTGTTGATCAGGGACACCTCGCCGCTTACCAGCTGTGCCGGAGGGTAGCCGGTCAGGGGAGATTCCACCGTGCCGACCTTGGCGCGGAAGGTCATGCCATAAAGAATGACCTCGTTTGCCTTGAAGTAGTCCGCGGTGTTGTCATAGGCACCTCTCATGACGGGGAGGCTGCCGAGGATGATTGTACTTGTTGCCATAGTATTGTTATTTGATATGATTCGTTATGCAGGTTGAAGTTCGAAGGCCACCAGTCCGGTAACAGGATCCAGCTCGGCGGACTCGATGTTGGTCGCCGCGCCGGTGATGGCCGAGAAGATACCTGTCTCTTCGTCATCCCACTCGATGGCGAGGATGCAGTTGCCGATGGAGTTGTTGGCGGTTGCAGCAGCAGACAGCGCAGCCTCGGCCGCAAGGTTTGCAACGGCTGCCTTCTGCGCCGCAAGAGTAGCTTTATCGTCGGCGAGCTGCGCCTTTTCGGCTGCCAACAGCGCCTTCTCATCGGCCAGCTCGGCGGCGGCATTGGCTGCGGCGATGGCGACAGAGAAGTCGTGCTCCCTGTTGTTTTCAGCAGCTACGCGGGCTGCTTCGGCCTGCTCTCGAGCCACCTCAGCTGCATTGGCAAGCCTGGTGGCTTCAGCTGCAGCTTCCGCAGCTGCGTTGGCCAGTCTGATGGCCTCCTCGGTGGCCGTCCTTGCCAGATCCGTCAACCTCTTCGCCTCGAGAGCTGCAGCCGCTGCGTCGGCGGCCGCCTGTACGGCGGTGTTGTACTGTTGCACAAATTCTTCCTCCGTGCCTTCGTATCCATGAAGCACGGCGAGCTGGTAAAGGCTCAGACCTGCCTCAGATGCCTTCTGCCACGTCGTCGGGTCCGTTCCAGGAGTGACGCCTATCGTGGCTTTCAGCGAGATATAGCCGCAGCCGTCGCCACCGGAGTCGTGGCTGTTGAGGACGTATGTCAGCGCCTCAAAACTGCGGGTCGGATCATAGATGCCACCACAAGTGATGGCCACTTTTCCAAGATCAATCTTGCTCATAGTCGTATGCTTTTATACTGTGATTGTCAAATGTCCCGTAGACTCGAGCTCGAAGCGGTTAGTCTCGAGCGCGGTATCCATAATCAGGTGCATCGCCCCGTCGATGGCGAAGGTCGGATAGAGGATGCTGCCGTCGTCGCCCTTCGGACCCCTTGCCGGAGTGCCGGTGTCGACATATTCGCGCAGATCGTCGTCCCACTCATACCAGTTGCCGTTGAGTCCGACGTATGGTGACTTGCCGCGAGCCTGGACGCCGGTATCGACATAGCTGCCCTGACTCTCGTCGTACTGGTACCAGTCGCCATTCTCACCGATGTAGGGGATATAGCCGGCAGCCTGGACGCCAGTGTCGACGTATTCATTCTGGGCTTCATCCCATTGATACCAGTGGTTATTCTCACCGATGTAGGGCACATGCGCCGCAGCTTCGCGAGCTGCAGCTGCAGCGTCCAGTGCTGCCTGGATTGCGCCAGCAAGGATGGAAGATGAGACGTCCTTTACATTGATGTCCACCTCAACGGACTCCTCGGCAACGGTCGTACCGTCATTGAGGGTCTGGTCGGTACTGGCCACGAACTCGAAGGCCTTCTTGTCGTAGGTATTGTGCTGGCCCTCGAAATCGCATGTGATGACGAGCTTCTGGACTCCCAGGAATTGAGGCTGGTCGGCACCATAGCGGCAGATGAGGACGGTGTCGTCCTCGCCGTCAACCTCAACAGTACAGGGACCGGCGACGATGCGCTGGTCTTCCGAGTAGATGTACGCCTTGACGTTCTCAAGGTCGGGCCAGCTGATCTTAACTCCGTTGTCAGTAAGAGTGGCCTCGAGGGTAACGGTGGTCAGCTGTCGTATGGGTTTCAGTTGTATCTGAGTCATGGCGGTGTATGTTTATTCTGGTTGTGTTATGAAGTCTGAGAGAAGCTCCTCCCAGCCGGCAAGGAATGGATTGTCTTTGAGCAGCTGGAGCCAGCTCTCGAAGCTGATGGGCTTGATGGTGATATCCTTTTCCTCTTTCTCCAGTTCCGCCAGAAGGGGCACTATCTTCGGCATATTGGCCTCGATGGCGGCCTTGTATTCCTCGGGCGTCATACCCTTTTGTGATACCTCGTATTCGCGGGCCTTAGCCAGAAGTTCCTTATCCTCCCACATGTCGGAGACAAGCCCGTTTCGGGCATCCTCGAAGTCCCTGCCGAGACGCACAAGGTCACGGCGGAGTCGATAGGTACTGATGGCATCTACATTATTGAGGGCCGCATATTTGAGAGAGCTCATGCCGGCGGCGAGAAGGCTGGTGATTTGTCTGTTTGTTAGTTTCATATCGTTCGTATTATGCAGGTTCGGGTGTAAGTGGTGATACGGCAAAAGGAGCAATCTCGTTGTTGTTTCCGAACTTGCCCCAGATGCGGCAGCTGGCCGCAAGGTTGGCGTCGATGTTCTGGAAGTTCACGGTCCCTGTCGCCGTACCTCCGGCGGCCACGGTGATGCTTCCCAGGTCTTTATTCTGCGCCGACTCTTCCGCCGTCTCGACGGTGTTCCAATCGGTCACCGAAGCATAGCGGCAGCGCATCTCGTTGGTAGCGAAGACGTGCGCCGAGGTGTCGGCATTGGAGATGGTATAATTGGCGCGGACGGAGTTGCCGACCTTGGTGGCCGTGATCGTAGCCGTGAAGAGTGTGGCTACGATCGTGACACTGCGGACGTAGACGCCAGGGATAGGATAGCAGAGGGCGTTATTTGAAGACTGCCCTTGTGATATCTGTGTGTCGGAAAAGAAAAAGTATGCGGTGAAGTTGCCGAGCAGCCCTGAAGGGAAGTTGTAGGGCACAAACGACACGGACACGCTCTGCGTATTGGCGCTGAGCTGCGTGCCAGTTGCAAAGATCCTCACGCTGGGATTGCTTTCCGATTGCAGCATAGCTCCGAAATACTTACCCGCAAGATCCGGAAAGTCCACAAGCGTAAGCTGCCCATCGTCATTGGTATAGACCTGTGTATTATCATGCACAAGTGGAGCCAGTGCGAAAGAGAACGTCGTGTTCTGGTACTGACGGCTCACCGTGCCGGCGTTTACCGGAGCAATGGCTACGGGATGCGCGGCCCCATGGCGATATCCATGGTAGTCCGCCACCCTGCACGGATCACCCGTGGATGGCTTATAGTATTGCCATCCATTGAGCGGCTTGCCGGCAGCGTCATAGGCCGTATTGTCATAGAACTTCTGGAAGGCATTGGCATTCGAGGGGTCAAAATACCTGGAAGACGGCAGGCCGGCAATATTCGGGTCGGTAAAACCATAGTTCCGGCTTGCGAGGGCGGCATTGCGGGCTGTTAGCCCCGCGCTCGTGGTTGGGTCGAAGTCGATTGTCGGATATCGGAACCCCTTGTATTTTGCCCAGATATTATTGGCGTTGCTATGGATATTGACAGCAATATCTCCACTGTCGGTACCGAGCACATAGCCGATATCGCCCTTGATATCGATGGGGTCTTTGATTATACCATTCGTGTGACTCATGCGGCAACCCTCCTTCTTAAATCCTCGATTTGCTTCTCCAGCTCCCGCACCTTGCGGGCGAGGACGATGGATGATACCAGGGCGATGTTGCCATATTCCATCGACAGATAGTCGCCATCGAATGGGTGGACGCCCTGGGGAAGCAGCTGTTGCCAGTATTGCGCGATGGAACCTATGCCGCTACCTTTGGCTTGATCCAGCCAGTCGAAAGTCACGGCGGGCGCTGCGGCAATTTGATTGACCGTGAGCTCAACATCTCGCAAGTTGGTCTTCAAACGCTTATCTGATGCCGACATACTCTGGAAGCCGACCAGATATTTGTCAGAATAGAAGCCAACATTGGTATGTAGACCGCTGTTGGCGGAAACGTAGTTGATATATTGTGAGCCGCCGCCGATATACACTGCACCGTCCGTGCGGAGATTTCCGTCTGCCGTGATGTTACCAGCAGCACTGATGTTGCCCATACAAGTCAAAGCACCGTCTATCTTGGCGGCCGCGTTCGTGTGCATCCTCGATGAGGAATCTATCTCCCAATAAGAGGAAGCACCTCCAACATATACCGCACCATATACTGTCAGGTTCTTACCACTTCCAGATGTGCCTATTGTTGTTGTGGTGGTGATGTTAAGCCCATACGAGCTTCCTGTGTTTATCGTGAGACCCTTATCGGCGTATATCAACAAGTGGTCGTCAGTGTCCTCATAGATATACGCGTAAGCGTCATCACCAAAATAAAGGCGACTACCATAGTTCGCATTGTCGGGTTTGAGACGTGCTGCAGAGAAGGTGGGGTTGTTTATCCACGTTGGTGCGCCGCTTCCGCTTGATGCGAGGACGTAGCCGGAAGTTCCGGCCGCAGTCGGAGCATAGCAACTGCCGAGGCTTGTACCACCCGAAGCTCCATTGGTCGTGCCGTTGAGGGTGAACTTATATGTATCGTTGTTATCAGTCCACGGGACATACACATACGCCTGATTGCTGTTATTGAGCTGTACGGCATAGTATTTCGCTCCCGCGCCGGAATAGCCTGTCTTAAAGCCTCCGATGGCATCATTTGTGGCCGCGGGTATTGATGTGCTCACCTCAACCCACTCGGGCGCAAGTCCATTGATCTGCGACAGATATTTCCGCGTTGAGGTTGAATTGGGGGCCAGTGTCCCGAGCTGCGTCGCGCTCAGCGAGTAGACCACACGATAGGCATCGGTGAAGCCCGTGGTGCCGGTGCCTCCATACTGGGCCCCGATGGTCGTACCTTGCCATACACCAGTGGTCACCGTCCCGAGGGTGGTAATACTCTGCGAGCCGGCCCACACTCCGAGGTTGCTGATCATCGCGGTTGTGATATCCGGAATATGCGAGAGGGCGATCTTGGTGTTAACATCCTTGCTCTGCAGGGAGCTGTCTTCGGCAAGATCCCTCCAGATACCGAGCATCGGGATGTGGTTGATATGGATCTGGGTAGAGGCGTAAGCATCAGGGACCTCGTTTGTCAGACTCTGCCATACTCTGGCAAGATCCACGCCGCCGGAGCTGCCGCCGGAGCCTTGACCAAAAGCCGTCATAAAGCCTGCGGCCCAGAGCCCCAAGTATTCGTCCTTGAGCTTGATGCCGCCGTTGCCGTCTTCCTCGAAGTAGTTCTTGCCGCCACCGCCACCTGACGGGGTGATGCCATTCATGCCTCCCACGCCGCTGCGCACGTCGTATGACGGAGAGCCGGTGTATGTGGGGTTGTGCGTCTCATCCCAGAGGTCATCGTACCAGATGTACTCATGGAGGATGCCGTTGGACATGCGGTTGAGCAGTACGTCGAGCGTGCCGTTCTGAATGAGGTAGTGCTTGCCCTTGTAGTTGACCTCGCGGCCGAAGGTCACGAGCTCAGACTTGTCGACAGCGCCGAAGGTGCCGTCAAGGGTTGACAACGAAATGTGGTTGAAGCAGAGCAGCTGCTTGTGTATCTGTGCGGGAAGAGGGATGGCCGTCGAGGCGTCGAAGCCCCTCCAGTAGTTGGCGTAGCCGTAAGGCACCGGGCAGTATGTGCCGTAGGTCCAGAGCGCTCCGGGGTAGTTGCCGGGACGGAAGACGGGCATCTCCACTGAGAGGGCGCCGACTACCGGCTTGCGCTCGATCATGACGTTGTAATTCGGGTCATTAATCGTGGTCACGGTGTCACTGCGGAGCACGGCCCTTGCATTGATCTTCGCCTTGATGGCCGTCAGACGGACGTAGGCGCCCATGGACGGGGCATCCTCGCCGGCGGTGTAGAAGTTGGCGAACTCTATGTCGATGAAGCCGCCGAGGGCAGCGGTGTCGCTGATGTCAGCCAGCGATACCTCGAAGCCGTAGCTCTCTGCAAGCTCCTCGGCCATGTCCAGCTCGATGAGGAACGGGGCCTGCTGCCAGTTGGTGCCATTCCAGTAGTAGAGCGTATCGGTGGCGGGGTCAGTGTATGTGATGTACACGGCCGCCTTCTTCATGAAGTGGTTGAGCGGAGCGACCTTGTTGAGCGACGGTGTGGTAATGCTGCGGCCGGTGATCGTCACGGGCTTGGCGAACTCGAAGGCGAGGGTCACGTCGGTGGAGCCAACCTTCGGGATGCGATAGGTGGGCCTGATGTTAACGTCGCCGTAATTCTCCAGCAGGCCGCATATCAGACCGACGCCCAGCTGCAGGGCGTTCTCGCCGTCCTGAGCCTTAAGCTCGGGAGACACTCCGAAGATAGAAGCGAACAAGAAGCCGTTGCCGGGCAGCCATCCACCTTTGTCCTCGCCGTCAGTGTCGGTGTTGGTCCAGTAGCGGTTGTTGAAGGGCAGCCACGACATCCAGCTCGGGCGGAAGTATTTGCAGTCGACGAAGGTCTCCGTTGAGCTGCTGAAGCCGAGGTTGCGGAAGACGTCGAAAGAGACCTCGTCCTCCGAGCCGAAGTTCAGCTTCTCCTTTATCTGGCGGTAGGCGGGGTCGTTGGACCTGTTGCCACCATAGAACTCTATCTCCAGGCTGTCGTCCAGCACGTCCTCACGGCTCGTCGAGGCAAAGATCGGAAGGTCGCGGACAGGCTGGATGACGAACTTGGCGTCACTAACATACCTCAGGCAGTAGCCCACGCTCTCGAGGACGCTCTCCAGCACTGAGTACCAGTTGTCATCCTGGAAACGTGAAATGTTAACGAGACTGTTCAGAAGTATGTTGCCCGAGGTGTCCCTCAGCTCCCTGGCATCGCCAGTAATCGGGTGCATGAGGTCCATCGGGAACTCTATCTTGGTGAGCGCCGCATTGAGCAGCGAGTATATTGAGATGAGGCCGTTGTCATCGCCGGCAGCATCAAAGGTGAAGTCCTGAAGGTGGCCGAGGTTGTCCCTTGCGGTGATGGTCACGGAACCACGGTACTGGAGGCTCTCCCGCCAGCTGTCCGGAGTAACGAAGCCCTGCCACTCGAGGGTGAGGGTCTCGCCCTGGGTGCGGTAGAGCTTCACCAGGTACTTGGTGGAGTCGGGGGTGTAGAACTCCTCCCAGTTGCCGTACTTGTAGCCAGCTTCGATATTGTCCGGAGCGTCCACGAGTGTGAACGACAGGGACGTCTTGACGATAGGTGCGTATATCTGGCTCTGCGATCCCTGCAGCGACAGCTTGATGGACACGAGGCCGCCTATCTGGGTGAGCGTGAACGATTCGGTGGACTTCTGGTAGATGTCCAGCCGCACCGCCCTGCCCTGGTTGTCCAGACCAGACCAGCGGTACTTCAATTTATAGTCGCTTGCTGTGTAGAACGCCATGGCTACCTCCCCCAGCTGTTAAGTGTCCTTTGGCCGGCCAGAACGATGTCCTCGCCGCTGAGGCGCCCTTCGACATAGATGGTGAGCTCTGTCTCGAGGCTTTGGGTACCTCCCGCCCCGGTACTACCGGAATAGCCGGAAGCTGCGACTGCTGTGGTGGCGCTGCCGCCCTTGGCGATGGCTGCGAGACCTGCCTTGGCAGCAGAACCGACAGCTATCAGTGCAAGACCCGCAGCGATGGCGAGCGGACCGGCGATAATGCTGGTCAGCGCTGCCTTCAGAGCCTCAACGGCCTCACCGGTGGTAAGGATGATCTCACCGGCCCTGATGGCCATGTCAGCAAGAGGAGTCAGGAGCGCCTTGACAACGGCCCCAGAGTTTACCTCGTCAAGCCCCATGAGCTGGCCCATGAGTTCCTGGCAGGCATCGCTGAAGCCGCCCACGACAGCGGATCTGAAGCCTTCAGTAATCTGCTCAGCAGTCTTGAGCTGTGAGTTGAAATGAGTGATCCATTCCTCCAGCTCAGCGTCGATGCCTTCCCAGTCTATCTCAATAGGGTCAACCTCTATGGGCTCCATTTCCTCTATGGGCTTGAAAGCGTCGTCGAGGCCTTTTTCCATAATCTTCTGGAGATTGCGGAAGTATTCCTCGGTCAGGGCAGTTGTGTCGAAGCCATACTGCTCAAGCAGCTGCTTCTCGGTCTGGTATTTCTCATAAAGCAGCTGGACCTCCTTCTTGGCGCTGTCCTGTGCCCTCTTGAGCACGGCAGCTGCGCGGGTGGCGTCGGGGTCAGCTCCAGTGCTGCCTCCTTTATCGCCACTGAGGCTTCCAAGCATTGATGTGGCGCGGGTCTGGGCCTTGGCCACTGCGGTATCGACGTTGATGACGGCCACCTCGGCGTTAACCAGGTTGGCCACGAGCTCATCACTGCTCTTGTCGTAGTCCTTGATGAGTGCCGCTACATCCTTGACGGCCTGAGACGTGTTGTCCTCGAGCTGCTGCAGGGCTTCTCGGGCCCTGACGGCAGCACTCGCGCCGGCGCCGGTCATGCTGGTGTTGAGCCTTGCGATGTCCTTCTCATACTGCCTGCGCTCCTCGAGATAGGCACGGCCCTGGTTGATGATGTCGCGGTTGGTATTGTATTCCTTGAGCAGGAAGTCTATCTGCTCGTCGTTCAGCTGAGTCTGTGACTTGAAGCTGTTACGATATGCCGTCGCCTCCTGCTGGGCGATGTCCCTCTTGATGTTTCCGAGCTTCTCCTCCAGGGCGATGATCTCCTCGGCCGCAGCCTTGCGTTCAGCGTCGGACTTGGAGCTGTCCCTCATTATGAGCTGAAGCTGCGCGATCTGCCTCTCGGTCTCTGCCTCTTCGTAGTTGTAGCTCATCTTGCGCTCGAAGATCTCGTCAAGAGCTGCAGCCGTCTCGCGGGCTACACGGGCGGCTTCCCTCATGTTGGCAAAAAGATTCGTCCAGCCGTCACCGGAAGAGATCTGGCGGACGAAGGCCTGGTATGCCCCCTGTATGCCAGCCATGGTGATGGCCCACTCGTCGCCCCACCTCTGGGTCATGGCGACGGCATCCTTGGCGAACTTGGTGACGGCAGCTGCAGCCGCTGCCATGACGGTGGTCATGATGCCGCCGAAGGACTTTATCTTGGTGAGAAATCCCTCGAGCTTACCACCGACGTCCTTGAGGCCTTTCTCGAAGTCGTCCTTCTTCAGCCCCAGCCTGACGAAAAGATCACCTATCTTGCTCATGTTCTATCGTTGTTCTGTGAGGCTTTTGGACGCCTCCCATTCTGCTATAATTCGATTTAGTTCGGCCTCCTCTCCTGGAGTAATCTTGTACATCGCTGCTTTCCGCTTAAGCTCCTCCTCGCTGCTCTCCTCCCAGGGGAAGCGGCAGAAATCCTGAGCTGTCTTTGCCTTCTTGCCCGGCTTGATGTGCGGACTCAGCAGATGTTGTTGCCAGCATATCCATCTGGCCAGCGTCCAGCGCTCCTTCAATTCTTCGTCCTTGCCCTTGAGTCGCAGCTGGTACTCATGCCAGCCGGTCCTCGCCGCCTGCTCCTCAGTGAGACCGCAGCGGCCTATGAGGAACTCCTCGATCTTCGGCCAATCCAGGAGAAGACTTTTTTTTTACCCTCCTCAGGCTCAGTAGTGCCGCCATTTTCGGACTTCTCCTGCTCGGCGACCAATTCCTTCGGCGTCTTCCCGGTAAGGGCTACGACGGCAAATTCGACGTCCTTGGCAAAGGCCTTCGGGTTGGATGCCATGTAGGCGTGGAAATCTCCCCTCAGGTGCGGGAAGTTCTCCACGGTTCCACGGTTGTCGAGGACCCACGCATTGAGCGCCGCCAGATAGTAGACGTCGGCGTAGGTCTCGAGCACCTCCACGAGGTTGGAGGTGTCGACCTCCAGCTTCAGACCCAGGGCAGGCGCAAAGCTGAAAAGGTGAGGCGTGAAGAGTGTCGCCACCTCCTCGCCTTCCTTCAGCTTGATATTGCGTCTAAGGGTCTGCATACTACAGTGCCGGATAGTGTGTCACCTCTCCGGTGGCGGTGAGACTGATGGAACGTGTTGCCACAGATCCGTTGTCGTTGGTGTCGCCCACTGCGGTCACCACTGCGGTGAAGAGGTCACCCTGTGACGGCGTAGGGTTCGAGCCTGACGGCAGCACGCCGATGAAGACGCGGACATTAGAGCCCTGGTGCAGCGCCTTGATGACGTTGTATTGGGGGCCGTTGGAGGTGTCGTCAGTGTAGACGGTCACCTCGGCGGTAGCGCCCTTCTTTCCGGTGATGAACTTGGCCCACTCGCTGCTCTTGTCAGAGACCTCGATGGCCTCGGCAGTGCGGTTGAAGTTGTTGCTCTGCTCTCCTGACAGCCATACGGTCGGAACGCCGGAGGTGCCAAGGGTGATGTACGCCTTGCGTGTATTTCCAAGCTGTGCCATGGCCTACGGGATTATGAGAGTGAAGGAGTGTGGGTCACTGCTCCGTTGGCGGTGAGACTGATGGAGCGGGTGGCCACTGATCCATTGTCGTTGGTGTCGCCCACAGCGGTGACGATGGCCTCGAAGAGGTCACCCTCGGTGGGTGCAGGGTTTGAACCGGTAGAGAGGACGCCGATGAAGACCTTGACGGTTGTACCTTCATGCAGCGCCTTGAGTGCAGCTTTCTGCTGTGCGCCGGTGGTGCTGTCGTCGTCAGTGTAGACGGTCACCTCAGCAGTGGCGCCTTTCTTGCCTGAGAGGAACTGCGCCCACACAGTGCTCTTGTCAGATGTCTCGATGGCTTCGGCAGTGCGGTTGAAGTTGTTGCTCTGCTCGCCGGCGAGCCAGGTGTAGGCCAGGGAACCTGAACCTGTCACGATATATACGCGACGTTTATTTCCAAGTTGTGCCATAATCTATTATCTTTTAGTTAATTACACATTCAATTAAGCGCCCACGGGGCTGGAGCCTGAGCCCGATCCGGAGCCCGAGCCCTCCTCCTCATCAGTCTTCTGGAGCTCCAGGAAGAGCGAGAAGTCCTGGATGATGCGGTAGAGGATCTTCTTGCTGTCCGACGTCTCCACCAGGTCGCGCAGCTGCGTCGGTATCACTCCGAGGCATACCCATTTGCCCCCGACGTTCAGGGGGCCCTGGGTGAGGAGTTTGAGGTTGTCCTCGTTCATAGTGACCGCCTGGGCCAGCGACGTGCTGCTGATGCAGTCAATACTCACCGTCATCTCCCTGAGTGCGCCTTCCTTGTCGAGGCGCTCCTGCTCGCGGAGGCTGTTTATCTCCACGCGGGGATAGCGGGCGGTCCCTCCCACATATACGCCTTCCCGTGTGAGCGCTGAGACGAGGGCAGCATATACCGTCTGGTATGCGCTGACCTCGTACCTCGGCACCCTGCGGAAGAGAGATGAAAATATGCGAGAAAGAAAACTCATCGTGTTGTGCTGTTTATAGCGTCCTGTATCGCCTGGACGATGCGGTTCTTGTTCTTCTCAATCGCCGGCACGAAGAACGGCTTGGCTGTTGTGCCTTCCCTTGCGATCTTCAGTGCGAGCGCCCATCCGATATGCCGCGCTGCCTCGTTGTCGTGCAGCTGCAGCTTCTTGTAGGCCCACTGGGCCAGCTCGTCAGGAGGCGGCATTCGTCCGGCCTTACGTCCGTACTCGACGTAGTAGGCGTAGCCGCTCTTCTTGTTCTGTGTGTCAAAGAAGCCGACGTCTATGGTGTCATCGTCGAGCTTCTGTACTTTACCACTTTGTGCCAACAGCCCGGTCACCCATGATCCGTTGACGTTCAGATTGCGGGTAGCATCCGCTATGATGTACATCCCCGCTTTCTGCAATCCTTTCGATGCCTCCCGCTTGACCTCCTCACCCTTGCGATCAAGGGCCCGGAGCAGCTCGGCGAGGCCTTCGACCTCTATAGGTCCGGCGGCCATCAGGCTGAAGGATTATCGGCCTGATACCAGCCGCTTATTCTCAGATAACGGCCACGCTCGTCGACGTCTTCCGGTGTGGGAAAGTGTATCTCGTGACCGTTCCACAGTATCCCGTCGAACTCGACGGCAGGCTTGCGCATGTAGATGTCGATACCCACGACGTCAGCCTGCTGGAATGTGAGCATCGTCTTGGTGGCGGACATCTGCCGCACCTCTGCATACACCGTCAGAACGACTGCAGGCTCACCTATCGACACATGGCCCATCTCGTCCACCGTGTTGGTGGTCTTGGTGAGCTGGATGCGGTAGTTGAACCGGCGTGCGTTCCGAGGTTCTCTTCTCATAGCATTCCGTAGACTTTCTTGAGTATGTCACCTTGCGCCTTGGTATCCTCACCGTCGTAGATGGCGGTGGCAAGCTCCCAGCAGACGGGCAGCAGCGCCTCGGCCTCGGGGAGCACGACGTCATTCTCGTAGACGACGGTCACGGAGCCCCGGACGTAAGGCACACGGATGGAGCTGCTGTCCTGGACGTACTCCAGGTCCTTGCCCTCACGATCCGTGACGCTGAGCACCTTCTTGCCACCCTGGTAGAGACGGATCGTCTCACCGGGGAGCACGTCGGTGGCCTTGAGCTCGAGAGTGCAGGGAAGCATGGCACGGTCAGAGAACGCCTGCACGGACAGCATGGCGCTCTTCAGCATCTTGAGAAGGATACCGTCCCTGCTGTTGTCGGGGACAGAGGCGTACTGCTTGTACTGTTCGAGGAGGTCCATCGCCGGGTCCTTGCTCTCTATTACTCTTACATTGGTACTCATTTCTTTTTCGTCTTGGGGCTTTTGCTTGTTGTCTTCTTCGGAGGTTGGGGCTTCAGCTCCTCCCAGTAGCCGCGACGGACCATCTCAGCCGTAAGCGGGCAGGGGGCCAGGACTCTGATGGTCCCGGCCTCCAGTCCGTCATGGGCTTTGATGACTTTGAACTTGGCCATCGTCGTGAGAGATTACGCTCCTACGCCAGAGCCTGAACCTGAGCCAGAGCCAGAACCCTCGAGGAGGGCTGCTCTTGCGGTGTCAATGCTTGCGATCTTGATGAGACCGAGTTTCTGTGAGGTAGCGATCTTGACCTGAGCGGCCTTGCGGAAGTACACGTCGTATGCGTCATACGCACCGTTGCGGATGAACTCGAGCTCGAAGCTGTTGCCGGCATATACCTCAACGCAGCTTGAGTCAGCTACGAGAGCCTCGCCGTCATTGAGACGGGTGGTCGGCATGATACGCAGACCTGCGAGCATCATGCGTGCCTGGTCGAAGATGTAGTTGCCGTTGTCGTCCTTGACAGCGCGAAGTGCAGCGTATGCGCTCCAGGGCAGGAACGCTACGTCGGCGTTGCGGCCTTCCTTGGCAATCTGGTGGGCGGCGTCGATGAGGACGTCAGCTACGTTGGCGTCTTTCACCATACCTGCAGCGAGGGCGCTGAAGGCAGTTGCCTGACCCCAGATACCGTAAATCTTATTGGGATAGGTGCTGTCGTCACCAGAACCCTTGGCGATCTCGGCGTCGAGCTTGTTCTCAATCATGCGCATGCCTTCGTTGACGCAGTAGTCGTAGAGCTGCTCGAACCAGTCCTCGAACTCGGTCGAGATCTGCATGTAGGTGGCGAGCTTACCGAAGGCGCGGACTTTCTCCTGGAAGGATACGTCGCTCTTGTTGGTGTTCTGCGCCAGCTCAGCAACGTAGTCAACAGTCGGCTGGTTGGTTGACTCTACCCAGCCAAGCTTGTTGGCGGTACGAGGCCTAATGCCGAAGGCAACGATGAAAGCGTTGGCAACCGGAACGGCTGCGTAGATGGTAGGATCCTCGGCGATACCGAGACGGTTGTTCGGGCTGATAGAGCCGGTGCCGATTGAGACGATGTCCTTCACCTCGAGGGTGATGCCGAACTTCTCGGACTTGCTGTCGAACATCTTCTGGATGTCGGCCTTCTTGGCTTCGAGGGCAGCGCGGAAAGCGGCTTTGAAGCCCTTCTTGGCCTCAGCGCTCTCAATGCGCTCCTTGAGGGCCTTGAGGTCATCGGACTGCTCCTTGATGGATGCGTCCAGGTTGTTGATGTTTTCCTGTGCGGTCTTGAGCTCTGCTTCTTTCTCGGCGAGCTTGGCCTTCACAGCCTCAGCCTCTGCCTTGGCGGCAGCAGCTTCAGACTTTGCGTTCTGAGCGTCGGCAGCAGCCTGCTCAGCTTTCTGACGGAGTTCTTCCGCCTTCTTTTCAAATTCGGGCATAGCTATTGGTTTTAATTGGTTGGTAAATCATGGTTATAGTGCGACGATCATGCGTCGGGCAAATTCGTTCTTGACTGCAGCCCTCAGGGCCTCGAAGTCCTCCGCACTCATGGTGCGCAGGCTGCTGGCCATGTCCTCCTCACTCTTGGCGTCGAGCAGGATGGCCTTGGGGTTGGCCGCCCTGGTGACCGGTGAGACCTCCACGATGGTGATGGCCTCGAGGACACGGATCTCGTAGTCGTAGCCGTCGCGCTTCTCGTAGCGGTACTTGTCGGCGTAGTAGCCGATGCTGAACTCGTTGATGGCGCCGGCCTTGATGAGCTTCTGCACGTCGCTGCCGACGGTGGTGTCGAGGATGTCGGCCTCGATCCACAGGCCGATGGCGTCGACGCCCTTGTCGGTGATCACGCCGATGACCTCATGGGCGTTGTGCTGGTAGCAGAGCTTCATGCGGGATGCGTTCTCGCTCTTCAGGAAGGCGTCGCAGGCTGTGGGCTCGATGACGTCGCCCCAGCTGTCCACGTTGCCGAAGACGCAGGCGTAGGCCTTGATGTGAAGGACCTTGCCGTCTTCGCTGACGGACTTCACCTCAACATCATAGAGGTGGGCCTTGTATTGGATTTCTTTTTCCATCTTTTCAGTGTTTGTCGAAACGAAATTATTTAATACGCAAGCGGGTAGCGGTATGACGGGCTTACATTTGGTTGCGCGCCTATTTGGGCAGTCGGATGCAGCTGCAGGCGCAGTTGATGATCTCGTCGGCAGCGGCCCCCAGCGACGTGTCGTGCGGGTACATCACCAGACCGCCCTCCAGCTCGAAGGGCTCGTCCTGGTCGACCTCCACGCCGTCCATCACCAGATGGCTGTCGCGGGTGTTGCCCAGGCCGCTGATGCACCACTGCTTCGTAAACGAAATGTCGAGTGTCTCGGCTGCCGTAGCCGCGGCGTCGGCCATAGCGATCATGCTCTCCGTCTGCGCTATGCGGCGAGCCTGCCACTTAGCCAGCAGCTGGTAGCGGCTGTAGATGCGCTTGGCAAGCTTCTCCACTCCTATCCCGGGCTCCTCGAGCATCTCCTCGCGCAGGATGTTGACGAGGTCGTCGCGCAGGGTGTCGGTGACGCTGACGATGTTCTCGCCGGCACGCTCCTCGGCATAGCGCCTCAGGGTCTCGGCCCAGAGGTCCTCATCCTCTGCGGCCTTGGCCTTGTTGAGGTCGCGGGCCGTGCTCTTGCACATGGGCAGGCCGGCGTCATGGAAGAGGCCGTCCCACCACTTGGGCAGGTAGGCCGTCTCGTCGAGCTGGTCCTGCAGCACCTGGAACCAGTTCTGCGGGTCGCTGTAATACTCCTGGCAGGTGGCCAGCACGCGCTTGACCTCATGCGCACGCGCACGCAGCAGACGCGCCTCGTATATGGCGCCCACCTTGAGGCCCTTCTGCCTCAGGTAGTCCTGGTGCTTGCGCTTGGCTGTGGATATGCGTCGCTTGGCCATTATACTTCGTTGATGTCGTATGTCTCGTTGCCGAACTGGATACCGAGGGGAATCATGGGCTCGTCGGCGTAGGGCTCTGCGATGGCGTCGAAGCCGTTGGCCGTGCGCAGCTCGTTGAGGCTGCCGTGCATCTTGGTGATGCGGTCCAGCGCCTCAGTCGGCGTCTCCTGGAGTGCAGGGATCTCGTCGCGGTTGACCACCAGCTCGTACTCCTGGTCGAGGCCCACATAGGACAGAAGGTCGGTGGCGAACTCCTCGGCCAGAGGGATAGCCTGCTGCTCGTAGATGGCCTTCTTGGCCTCCTTGGCGTTCTCGTACTTGGACTGCCCGTAGTAGAGGTCCACCGGCAGGCGGTAGACGAAGCAGAGGGCAGTCACGGCTTCCTTGTGGGAGTTGAGGATGTCAAGGTCCACGGGCTTGGTCAGCAGCGAGTGGTAGTCGATGGGAGTGCGCAGCGCCTTGATCTTGTTGAAGGACTTCATGCCGTTGACCTCCTTCTCGAGGTTGTCGGCGTCGGTGGCCAGCACTCCGAGGCCGCTGTTGTCAGCCCTGGGCGTGATGATGCCGGCGGCGCCGCCATTGTCGAGGCTGACGTCCTGGCGCCTCATGCCCTTCTCTATGACGGACAGGTAGATTGCAGCCGCCACCACCTTACTGGTGCCATAGAAGCTGGTGTCGTCAAGGTTGTAGTCGAAGGACTCGAAGACCTTGTTGTCCATGGTGATGACCTCGCCTACGGCGTTGGTGAAGGTGATGCCCTTCAGGGGCTTCTCCATCCCGCCAGTCTTCACCATGACCTTCTGTGACGGCAAGACGTACATGCCGATCTTTGGGTCGATGCGGCGATCCGCTCCCTTCGTCTTGGGAGCGTAGACCCAGGCGTCACCGAAGAGCAGACGATTGACCGCCCAGGCCTTGCCGAAGCGGCGCAGGTTGTAGCGGTCGTTGGGGCGTCGCAGCGCATCCATGAGCCAGTGGCTGTCGTCGTAGATGTAGGTGCCGTCATCCTTCAGCTTGCGCAGCTCCAGGTACTTCATGACCTCGCCCACGTTGTCGGCGATGTAGTCGATGATTCCATTCACCGGAGCGCAGGTCTCGTATGCGTTCTTGATGGCATCACGGGAGAGCTCCTTCAGAGGCGGGAGCTGGAAGCCGTGGAGCAGCTTCGACAGGCTCTTGAGGTACTCGTTCTGCTGGTTGTTGCCGTCATAGTAGCCCTTGAGTTCCACGCCCTGGCGCGCCTTGTCGTTGAGGTCGTTATACTTTCGATTGCTCAGTATCTTCATAGCTGTCTTTTTCTACGAAGGTACAGAGGCACAGATGCTTGTCTGGATTATGGGCTATACATTTGGTTGCACGCTCATCACCGACTGCATGGCTGACACTCCGAGGCGGTGAAGATGGGTGAAGGCCGCGTAGTTGATGGCATCCATCAGATGGTCATTGCCGTCCTGGGGATCGTCGGTGAAAATGCTCTTGTCATGGGGGTTGGGCTTCCAGCTGTAGCCCTGCACCTCGGCCTTGATGTGCGCGCCGACGTAGCGCACGCGGAAGCCCTGCAGCCAGCCGACACGACCGCTCTTGTCACGGTTGATGCCGTTGTAGGCCGCGATGCTGTAGATGCGCCGCAGCTCGGCGTTGCTGTCCGGGCGGGCGGGATCGCAGTAGACGGTGCAGTAGCGGGGCTCGTAGTAAACAGGGAAACGGACGGGCCTACCTTCCTCGTCTGCGATGACACGGCCTCTCTCATCATAGCGCTCCTCGGTATGGTGCAGCAGCTTCGCTCCGTCCTTGATGATCCGGGCGGCGATGTCCCTCGGGAGCAGACCCGTCTGGTAGCAAAGCTCCTTGACGTACAGCGTGCCGGTCACAGGCTCATAGCACATGCGCACCAGAGCATCAGGGTCGCCGCCGTAGCCCCAGTCATTGCCATACCACTGCGGCAGTCCGTCGGGGTACTGGTCCTCGGAGATCTCCTCCCAGTCTTTGTAAATGACACCTTCTTTGCGTACCAGCCAATTTCCTCCGTAGAGGTGGTCGTACTTCTCGGGATCTCGCTCCTTCATCTCGAGAGCGATGTCGATAAAGGACTGCGACAGATTGGTCCGGTTGTCCTCCCATGTCGTATGGATGTAGGTGACATTGTCCTTGACGCCATTGAAGTCATAAGACACTCCGGGCTCGAGGAAGAAGCGACGATAGATCCAGTGCGAGATGTCGGTCGGGTTGAGCACCAGGATGACCATGTTGTGGGCGTTCTTCTCACGGATGGACTGGTCGATCGTGTCAAAATACTCCTCATCCACGAGCTCCTGGGCCTCGTCGAGTATCCAGGCCTTGACGCGGTTCAGGGACTTCAGGCGCGCCACCTGATTGCCGCTTGACATCTGCAAACCTCTGAACCAAATGCGGGCGCCGGTCGCCCGGTTCTGCACGCTCTGTGCTCGTACCGTGAAAGACCCACGGCAGTCGCCGATGTCCATCTTTTCAGTAAACTCAGGGATGATGGACACTTCTGCGGCAGTCAAGTTCCATCGTGAGTATAACAGATTGTAAGAGTCGAGGAAGGTATGGTCCAACAAAGCGCAAGACAAGGCATAGGACTTGCCCGAGCCTCGCCCGCCGGTGACGACCACATACCTCGTCGTAGGATTCCAAAGGGGCTTGTATTTCTTACTGATCCTGTACGCCATCCTCGTCGTCCTCGAAAATCACACGGGGCCTCAGCACCGTAGTCGTCAAGTCTATGTCCTGGTGCATGTCATAACCTCTGTTGCGGGCCTTGCGCTCCAGGAAGAACTTGATCGCCTTGAAGTTTCCCGCCTTTATGGCCTCATGCAGCTTTGTCTCAACCTCGTCGATGAAGACCTCTACAGTCTCATTGCAAGCCTGGTCAAATTCAGGATCCTCCCGACGCCAGTCTATAATCATCCGCCTTGAAATGTGTAAGGCTTCACAGGCAGACTTGTAAACGCCACCAGACCGCTGCAAGGCCTCAAGGAACTTCTCCTTAATGGCCTTCTTCTGTGCCTTAGAATACTTGTGCCCTCTTGCCATGACTCATCCTCCTATCAATACTTGCTTAATGTAATACTCGATGCGGGCCTGCGCATCACTCTTCAGTGGAAATGCTTGCATAGCCCGCAACACCGTTCTCTTGTCAAGATTGCATGCCTCCGCAATCTCCTTGGGAGTCTTCCCACATACCCGGATCAGACCTGCCAATTCACTGAGCCGCTGGGCCTCGTTGGCCCTGAACTCGTCTTCAGTAGGTCTCGTGCGCGCATGAGTGTCCATTCTTGTACCTCCTCTGTTTACAAATTTATTGTCATAACCAAATCCTCACAGTCCGTCAACTCGTCATTTGATTGTATCTAAGCTCTTTAATGCGTCGTAGCAAAGCGCTCTGGCAGTCGCCTTTGCCCTGAAGGGCCTCTCTCACCCTCTCGTCCAGGGTGCCCTTGGCGACGATGTGGTACAGCAGCACGGGGCGGTCCTGCCCCTGACGGTAGAGGCGGGCGTTGGCCTGCTGGTAGAGCTCCAGGTTCCACGTCAGGGTGTACCAGACGATGGTCCTGCCTCCCTGCTGCATGTTGAGTCCGTATGCCACCGACGCGGGGTGGCACAGTAGCAGCCGGATCTTGCCGGCGTTCCAGCTCTCGAGGATGTCGGGCTCTCCCTGGAAGTGTACGGGGTCGAGGTGTGCAAATGCGCTGCGCATCCTCGCCAGCTCGTGCTTATAGGCGTAGAACACCAGCACCGGTTCCTCGGTGGCTTCCAGAAGATCTGACAGCGCCTCCATCTTGCTCCGTCCCACCTCATGCCACTCGGAGTCAGAGTCATAGACCGCACCGCCGGCATACTGCAGGAGCTTGTTGCTGAGTGCCGCTGCCGTCACGGCCTCGATCATCGTCTCGTCAACCTGCAGCAGCTGCTCCCTCTCGAACTTGAGGTAGCCCTTCATCTCGGAGTCCTCCAGTGCGATGGAGGTGTCATACTCCATGAGTGCCGGCATCTCGAGGTAGTCCTTGGCCTGCAGGGAGAGGCAGATGTCGGAGATGGCCTTGGTGATCTGCTCGCGTGCGCCCGCACGGGGAATCCACTCGTAGACGACGTGTCCGTTGTGACGCCCGGGGCGGAAGTAGTTCTGGCGGTACATCGTCAGGGTACGTCCCAGACGCTCGCCGTAGTCCAGCAGCTCCATCTGGCTCCAGAGGTCCATCAGGCCGTTGGGGCTCGGGGTGCCGGTGAGAAGGACGACACGTCCCATCTTCCACCTCATGCGGCGCAGCGCCTTGAACCGTCGACTGCTCGGGTTCTTGAAGCTGGAAGACTCGTCGATGACCACCATGTCGAAGGGCCACTGCACCAGATCCAGGTCGCAGTAGTCGACGAGCCACTTGACGTTGTCGCGGTTGACGACATAGACGTCAGCGTCTTCCGCCAGCGCGGCCTTGCGCTTCTTCTCCGGTCCCATGACGAGAGACATCCGCAGCCCTTTGAGATGGTCCCACTTCGCCGCCTCCTGCGGCCAGGTGTTGCGGGCCACAGATTTAGGAGCTATGACCAGAGCCTTCCGGACTTCTATATAGGAGTCTATAAGACTCCATATAGCGGTCAGGGCGATGACGGACTTGCCAAGGCCCATGTCCAGGAAGAGGGCACAGTAACGATGGCTGACCACGAAGTCTATGGCCCTCTGTTGATAACTATGTGGAGTAAATCTCATTTCTTCAGCAGCTCCTCCACCACTTCTATCACGGCGTTCAGCGTCACCTCGCTGTCTACGACGAACACAGGGAAGTCCATCTGGCGCAGCTGCTCGTGGCAGTGGCGCTGCAAGAGTGTGGGCTTCTTGCCGGTGCTCTTCAGTTCGACAAATATGGTCCAGCCGCCCGGCAGAAGGATGAGGCGGTCGGGCAGTCCTCGATGGAGTTGGCTCAGCAGTTTCAGCGCCATTCCGCCCCTTGCCTCGACCTCTTTCCGAAGCCGGGCCTCCAGCGTTTTTTCGCTGTGTGACAATTCTCGCGCGCGCGCGTAGGTAGCGTTATGCGTTCTATGTAGCCCTATGTCAGCAGTTGTCTTCATAAATCGGCCATTTTATTTTTTCTTAAAATTATTGTCACATTGTCACAATATCCTTGTAACATATTAATTATTAGCTCCTTAAGGGTGTGACAATAGGGGTGTGACAATAGTGTGACAATAAAACATTGTCACTGTGACAATAAATTATTGTCACAGCATTGTCACAGGGTATTATCACACTTTTTGCCATCATTGTCACACCTCTTTTTCGACATGGATTATGCGGAACCGGTGCTGCAGTCCGTAGACCTTGTCGCGGGTTCTTCCGATATACTGGAGGTCCTTGCGCTTGCGCAGCATCTGGTTGATGACGCGGGTCTTGTATCGCAGCTTCTCGTCGATCCTCATCTGGAAACACTCGGTGTATACCTCGACGGCGCAGACGGTCTCGCGCTTCACGCGCAGCTCGGTGGCCGTCGACTCGCTGGAGATGCGGAACCAGTCGGCCCTCTGCTGCATGGTCATCGAGTCCCAGGTGGCGGGGATCTCCTTGTGGATATACTCCCCGATGAGCCCGGCGCGGTCGTCGGTCTCGATCTCGTTGTGCTCCTCCTGGATCTTCCATGCCTCCTTCTCCAGATCATACGGAAGGTAGAGCTTCTCGCCTTCCTTCCAGAAGTGCACGGCCTCGGCCCAGATCTGGTCGACCTCTTCCGGCAGGTCCTCGTGGGGGTCCTTCATCGGCATCTCCACGCCGCAGTCGATGAGCCAGAAGCGGCGGTTGCCGGTGTCTCCCTTGAGGAAGTTGGAGTCGTTGGTGGTGGCGAAGAAGACGCACTGGCGCGGATAGATCTCGGTCTTGCGTCCGTATGCGGGGCGGTAGCTGTCGTCAGTTTTTGAGATGAAGGCCTTGTACGCCTCGGAGGTGGCGCCGTTGTAGTTGGTGAGCTCTGCGAACTCCAGCAGCCACTTGCCCCGCAGGTGCTCCATGGCCTCCTTCCCCTCTATGGTGTTGAGGCTGTCATCGCACCATTTGTCCTTGCCCATGGTCTTGAGGAACGTGGACTTGCCGATGCCCTGGGCGCCGATGAGCGTCAACACATAGTCATATTTTATTCCCGGCGTCATGACGCGGGCCACCGCTGCAACGAAATGTTTGCGTGTCACGGCCCTCGTCAGCTCCGTGTCGGGTGCTCCGAAGTAGTCTATGAGCAGCTCGTCCAGACGGGCCACTCCGTCCCACTCCAGGGCGTTGAGGTAGTCGCGCACGGGGTGGAAGTAGTTCTGGCTGGCGTAGAGGTCGAGGGCGTCGAGGATGTTGGTCTTGGCCTGCAGGACGTAGTGCTCCGACATGTAGCCTATCAGGCCGTTGTCGTCACTGTTGGTCCAGTATTGGTCGAGATGCTTCGGACGCCAGGGCAGGTCACCGGTGAGCACGTCGCGGTTGCAGAAGAGGTCCCTCTTGACGCAGCCGCGGAGCGCCGGGTCGTTGCGCAGTATGAGGCCGAAGTTGAAGGGCGTCGGCAGCGGCCGGTTCTTGCCGTCGGTCTGCAGGTCTCCCTTCCAGCTGTCGTCATAGTCGTCCGGTATGTCGGCGAAGTCGTCCTCGATGGACGTCGTCTGCTCGCGGATCATCTGGGTCTTGACCTTCTTGTCCTCGCGGGCGAAGTGCTCCATGGCGACGAAGGACGGCAGCTTGGCCACCGGCGTGTTGATGTCAGCGTCCTGGTCGAGCTCGGAGTATCTGTGCAGGCGCACCAGGTCGAAGGCGTTGCAGAGCTTCTCGCAGCAGGGGTCTGTGCCATGGTGGCTGTAGGCCCATTTGTCCTCGTATACAACGAGTCCGGCGGCGGTGGTACCGTTGACATAGGTGAAGCGGTCATCGTGGCCTGTAGGGGCATACACGTCGCTCAGGAAGGCATCTATCGCCTCCGATATAGAGTAGCTGCGGCAGAAGGCGCCTATCACGCCGCCCTTGGTGGTAGGATCTTCCTGTCTCTTGCCGTTGGCCGCCACGAGGCGGGCGGTGCGGCGGTCTATGGGCCACTCCTCGACGTTGCGCCAGTCAGTGTAGCTCTCCAGGACGCTGTCCGCGTCGAGGGGCTCTCCCTCGCCCTGACGGAAGACGTACTCCCCGTCCTTGGGGCAGCTGGGCCAGTACATGAGGCGCGTCGGCTCGTAGGTCGAGCTGTCGAAGATGTCGATGTCTATCCACTCCGCCACCTTGCGGGCGATGGGGATGTACTCGTCGGGCGTGACCTCGCGCGACAGGGGCACCACGAGCCTGAAGCGGGGTGCCTGCGGCGTGTGGCTGTGCGTGCTGTAGAGCGCCCATGCGCAGGACAGCATGTCGGCCACGACGTCAGGCGTGTCGGCCTGCCCGTAGTCTATGTCCAGCGTCACGAGGGTGCGGCAGGTGATGGAGTCACCCTTGCGCCGGCCTCCAGTGATATGGCCTCCTACGAAGCCGCCCTTGTCCTTGGCGCGGCCCTTGTCGGCACGGCTCATGGCGGCGTACTCCGCCGACGTCTCGGCGGTGCGCCTGGGCTCGCGGAACTTGCCCACGAGCTGCTCCCAGGTCACCAGCCTGTTCTTCCACTCCGTCTCGGTGCGGGAGCGGCCTACAGCGATTTTGTATTTCTTCTCTTCCATAGATCTTCGTATTCCTTGAAATTGCCCACGGTCAGCACCGGGAGCTCCTTTTCCTTCTTGCGCTTCTCGGCCTCTATCAGCTGGGCCTTGGCGTGTTCGATACATTCCCTGTCCATCAGTCCTTGAGATAATATGGTGTGACATAGCCGGCGCTGTTGAGGGTCAGGCCGGCGGCCCACTCGGGGCCATGGTCGAAGCAGTATTTTATGCGGCTGAGGTAGTCCTCGGAGGACACCTCGCACACCACCTCGTCATGGACGTGGAAGACGATCGGGATGCAGGCGTGCTCTATCAGCGTCATCGCCCAGGCGAGGCAGTCGCGCGCCACGGCCTGCGTGATGTTCTCGGCAAGCTTGCCGCCGTAGGTCTCTATCCACACCCACTTGTTGGTCTGCTGGTCGAGGCCGTGATACTTGAGTGACGTCGAGCCGAAGCGGTTAGTGGTGAGCGAGACGTCGGGGTAGCTTATCAGGCGCCCTGACGGCAGCTCGATGGTCAGCGTCTTGTCGTACATGCGGAACGCCAGCGGGCCCACCTTGATGGTGGAGCCGTAGACGACGCACGACATGGCGGCCTCCTCCACCTCGGACCAGAACTTCACGATCCTGGGGTTGGCGGCTCTCCACTTGCGCACGGTGTCCTGCTCCTCCTGCTCCGTCATGCCCATGCGCTTGCCGCCCATGGCGTCGAGGGCCTGCACGCCTCCGCCGTAGCCCAGCGCGAGGACGGCGATCTTGCCCTTCTGCCTGAGCTCGGCGTTCTGCCCGTGCTTCTCCACCGGCACATGGAACATCTGGGAGGCCGTGGCGCAGTAGATGTCGCCGCCATTCTCGAAGACGTCGAGCACCCAGCTCTCCCCTGCCAGCCATGCGAGGACGCGGGCCTCGATGGCGCTGAAGTCGCACACGGCGAGCAGCTTGCCCTCGGGGGCGATGAAGGCCGTGCGTATGAGCTGCGAGATGATGTCCGACACGTTGCCGTAGCCGAGCTCTATCATCTCGATGTCATTCTCCTTGAGGCACTGGTGCGCGAAGTCGAGGTCCTTGATGTGATTCTGCGGGAGGTTCTGTACCTGTATGAGCCTGCCGGCCCAGCGTCCCGTGCGGCTGCCGTAGAACTGCATCAGGCCCCTCGCCCTGTCGTCAGATCCGGCGACGGCAAGCATGGCCTCGTATTTCTTGTTGGACGTCTTGCCCATCTCGGACCGTATTTGCAGCACGCGGATGACCGCCGGGTCGGTGGTGATGGCCTTGAGGTCGGCCACGTCCTTCTTCGTCAGGGTGTCGAGGTCCATGCCGGCATGCTCGCGCAGCCATCCCTTGAGCTGGGGGATGCTGTTGGGGTTGTCCAGTCCGGTGATCTTCATGGCCTCTTCGTTGAGGTGGGCCTTCTGTATGGCCTCCGCCCTGACGGCGTTCTCCACGAGCTCCATGTCGAGCAGTACGCCCCGGTCGTTGATGCGCTGGTCTATGGCGTAGAGCTTCCTCTCGAAGTCGGAGACCTCGTACCATGACGTGGCCTCGTCTATCTGGCGCTCCACCTCAACGTCGCGCACGCAGTATTCCTTGAAGGTCTTCCACTTGTCGGGGAAGTCCATCGGGAGGTTGCGGCGGCAGTCTTCGTCGTCGCTGAAGATGCCCCGCGTCTTGGGCTTGGCCAGAGGAGTGCAGAAGAGCTTGATGAGGGCCTTGCCCTCCGTCATCTTCTGCTGCTCGAGGCCGAGTGCGGCACCCGCCTGGGCGAGGCTCAGCGGCAGGCCGCAGCGCGAGCACTGGACCATCGTGCAGTGCCACTGCGCCGGATCCAGGAAGCTGATGTTGAAGCCGCGTTGCCTCAGCCAGTACGAGAAGCATACCCTCTCGAAGGTGGCGTTGTGGGCGCACTTGATGACGTTCGGGTCGGTCAGCGTCGGGATGAACCAGTACGGCACGTCCTCGTCGCTCTCCAGGTCGATAATCTCCACGGGACCGTCATCCCAGGCGTAGGCTATGAGGAGTATCTCGAAGTCCTCGCTGGCGGCATACTTGTATACTCCGCAGTCGGCGATTGATTCGGAGCTGAAGGTCTCTATGTCTATATGCAGTTTCTTCATTTCACTATTGCATCACGGGTTATGACGAGTACACGTCCGCCGGTCTTGATGGTCATCAGACCCCCCCCCATTTTCCGGCCAGAGGCTCTCTGTGTGCTCTTCCAGCAGGGTGACCCTGCGGACCTTGCCCTCAAGGAGCACGTTAATCTTTTTCAGTTTTGTTTTCATCACTTTCCTCCTTATCGGTTTTTCCGGAGACTATTACGGTGGCCTTGATCTCAATTATGGAATTTTCGGGCATGCGTTCAAATATGCCAGAGCTAAATTCCTGACCTATGGCTGGTGCATTGCTGTATATGCGGATGCTCTTTGGACATTCAAGTATAAATCCGTTTCTTACTCGTTTTACGATATAGGTATTTGATTTCATCTCTTCTTCATATTAAGGGCACCGGGCAGCCCCTTTATTCAGTCAGATTGTTAGACATAATTCTGCCCGGCACCCGAGTGTTACATTGTTACATTATTACATTAGTCCATATTTCTCGTAGATCTCGCGGTTCATCTCACGGATCTTGCGGCGCTCGGCCTTCTGGGCCTCAGGCGTCATGGCATGCGAGATGCTATCCGGCCTCACGCGGTACTCGATGAGCACCTCGGGGATTTCCACGACCTTGCTGTCGGGGCCGAGCATCCTGATCCACAGCTCCCAGTCCTCGTAGATGAAGCCGGAGCGGTAGCGTCCGGCCCTCTCCCACGAGCTCTTGCGGTAGCAGCTGGAGGCGGGGATGTGGTTGGCCCTGAGGAGCCTCTCATATCCGAGCCACCGGCGTTCAATGATGCGGTCCTCGGCGCCGAAGTGATGGTACCAGGACACGAGCAGGTCGGCGTCGGGGTTGGCGGCGATGGCCTTCTCGAACTGCGCTATGGCGTCGGGATGCAGGATGTCGTCGGAGTCGAAGGGCAGCACCCACTCGGAGGTGACCTCCTTGATAGCCTTGTTACGGATGGCACCAAGGCCCAGGTGATTGCTGCCGATGAGGAGTATCTTGCCGGCCTTCGGGGAAGACAGCATGATGTTCCTGACGATGAGTGTCGTGCTGTCGGTGCTGCCGTCATCTATGACGATGAGCCTCCAGTTGTCCGACGTCTGCGCCAGCACGCTGCTGACGGCGTCTGCCACGAACCTCTCCGAGTTGTAGCAGGGCATTACTATGGTGATAAGCGGGTTCATATCAATCTGTAATCATCATTTGATTTATGCCAACTGTATACATTATGAGGCCTGAGTGCAACACCTGATCGAGTCAGTAAATAACGACAGGCATCATACATGGGCACGATTATTAATTTACGATAGAAGCATCTATCACCCCACCAGAGGCCGAAGCCATAATGAGAGTGTGAGTGCTTAATGGGCAGGAGTCTTCTTAGTTTATTCATCTTTGACCTTGATTATTATTTCTATGTCTTTAGCAGTTTGGAAAGCTTCTATAAATGCTTTTGCCTCATCACCACAGGAGGCAAATCGCATAATAGTGCACCATTGGGATTCCACTGTAAATATCGGCATCGGCTGATCGAGATTTTCGATAGCCGCTATTCTTCCTTTGATTGTCATTGGAACAGGTCTTTGTGTTGGTTGAGCCAGATGCGGGAGGCTGCCTCGTTGGTCTTGTACGACGCCCCGCCGAAGTGCTCGATGTATTCGTAGATGTCGAGCTCCTTGCCCATGAGGCCGGAGTCGAAGCAGTCCTCCCAGAAGGAGGCCGCTGTGTCGTAGTACGGCTTGCCCGTGCAGCTGAGGACGTCTATGCGGCCCTCCGACATGAACCGTATGCCGAGCTGCCGGCACATGGGCACGTTGATCCAGAGGCAGTACGGCGCCAGCCTGGGGCGGTGCCAGCTCTGGAGGTTGTGCTCGGTGTCCAGCGCCCCGGCCCACGGCACACTCTGGTCGAAGAAGGGCTCCAGGTCCTTCTTCACCAGCGTGTCGGAGTCGAGCAGCAGGAAGCCGTCGGGCAGCAGGTCGAAGAGCCTGTCCACCGAGGCGATGTGCTTGGCGGAGGCGTAGTTGTTGATGGTCGGCAGCTTCCACGGGTAGCGGGAGATCATCTCCTGGAAGTCGATGACCTGCCCCCTCGTGTTGTCGATGATGCGCACCCCCATGTTGTGCGGGAACGGCACCTGGTCCGAGTTGTCGAAGACGGTGATGCTGACGCCGGAGCAGCACTTGCGGATGGACCGCACGAGCGCCGCCGTCATGGCCGGCGTGTTGTAGTGGATTATGGCGATGTTGTTTATCATCTCGCCACCTCCGGTCTGAAGACCACCATGGTGGCCGTAATCTTGACCATGCCGTTGATGGAGTCCTCGTGCCTGATGGTTATGACGTTGTTGTCCAGGAGCTCCTTGAAGGCATGCTTCACGAAAGCATTTGCCACCATCTCCTCGACCTCGTCGCTGTTGAGCTTCGTCAGCAGGTCCTTGGGTGCGAGGGCCCAGTTCTCCACGGTTATGGCCTCATAGGCGTTGCCGTCTTTATCAATGAGTATCATCGCCAAAGTAGTGTTTGTAGAGGATGCGGTCCAGTGCGGGGCACCAGCCTTCCTTCGCGTTGTTTATCCAGATGCGGTTCTTCAGGGCCTCCTCGATCTTCTCCACCCTCGGGTCGGGGCGGTATACGCCGCGCAGGAAGGGCTGCTCGTTGTCGTCGGTGTCGAAGACATTCACGGACAGTCGGTTGCTGAAGAACATGTTGAAGTAGAGGTCCTCCATGACGTAGCTCTCATGCTCCATGTCGTAGTTCTCCCACAGGGCTTCGAGCAGGTCCCAGTCGTACCACTGGGGCAGATGGGTCGTGTAGTTGACGCAGGGGTAGCCCATGGAGAGCAGCAGGGCCTTCGTCTTGGCCTTGTCACGCCTCCAGGCGTTGGCGCTGTCGATGCGGTACTCGACGTCACCGCCGAAGCGCTTGAGCACGGCGACGTCCGACATGCCGAAGTCGTTGACGGCATAGACGTCGTCAGCGACGAACACGAAACCCCAGGACTCGGGGTATGCTGCATGCACCTTCTTGAAGCAGCTGACATAGTCGAGATGCTGGCGGTACTGGCCGGGGATGTCGTCGACCCTCTTGGAGTAGATGAAGTTGACGTCCTCCATCTTGGGGTCGTCTTCTCCCACCACTACGATGGTATGCTGGTCGAGGCAGTGGCGCTTCCATCCTTCCACTGCGTACTTGAGCTCGGTGCCCTGGGCGCTGGCTGCCCTCCAGGGGATGACCACGAGGAAGGGCTTGTCATAAAATGCGGTTTGTCTCATAATTCTAAAAAATGGGGCGGGCCGCAGGAGCGGCCTCGCCAAGGATTAAGAATTAAGATTCGCTTCGCTCATATCCAAAAGCGTGACGGGGAGCGCCAGGTACGTGAGGTACATACTGTTGTAGCTCATGTACCCGTTGGTGCCGTTGCTGATCCAGGCGCTGCCGGCGGTGTAACGCGGATCTTTGTCTCTCTCGCAAGTCCAGTGATATTTATAATCCGCAGCGAAGTCGCCGCCCGTCAGTTTGACGGCTTCATCGAGACCTTCGAAGCGGGCGTCATAGAGGTCGATGCATTCTTTCCTGGTCGGACAGCGGAAGGTCTTATTGGGGAGTGAGTTGTCAACATAGTCAGCACAAGCTTTCTGGGCGTCGCCGAAATCCATAGGCTCAGGAAGATAGCTCTTGCGCATCACGAGCAGCGGGGCGCCTTCCGCGGTCTCTATCGCAAGCAGGAAGGCTCTGAGAGGGTTGTCGTCGTTGCGCCATTCGTCAATGGTGACGGGTTTGTGTGTGTCTGGATTGATGATGTAGATTTTCATGTTATTCTTCTATATTACGGGGTAAAGTGATTATTATGGTCTTTTGTAGTTTGCCCTGCCACCCGCGCTTTGCGAGCTCGTTATAGATCTCTTCATCAGAGAAGGGACTCAGAGGGTATTCTTCCACGATCATCTTTTCTGCTTTCAAAGGTCCTCCATTCAAAATGTGGTCTATGGATTTAATCTCCTGGATTCTTGGATTACTTAGATCCACATTGACAATAACATTAGTGGGGTCCTCAGGAAAGGCCATGGGGACTTTTACGATCTTCTTCTGCAGCTTCTCGACCACCTGTTTGCTGTGGCCTCTCTTGAGCTTGGCGGACATGCACTCCTTGCAGAGCGGCTGGTAGCCGTCGGGCGTGCGGATGTGCTTGCTGAAGTTCTCGAGCGGCAGGTCGCGCTCGCAGCACTTGCACTTCTTTGTGGTGACGGTCTCCCCGTCGCGTGACTGGAAGCAGGCGTTCTCGTCGAAGAAGCCGACGTCCTCGCCTGACTTGCGGCAGTGGCCGTCGTCGAAGTGTACGCAGCTGCCGCAGTTCTTGTTGTTCTTTTCCATAGGCATATTTTCTTATCGTTTGAAGTCTTTTTATTTGCACCCCCCCCCAATTTCACTCAGGGAGGGGCTGGTTGCGACCTATCTGTCGCGGGCTTCCTCAGGGTTTGTGCCCTGGAAGGGTATCACCCCTCCCAGAGCTGTCGAGACGTGCCACAGTCCCTTGCGGATCTGGCTCTGCTAAGCCTCCATCTGAGGAGCCGGAGAGGGACTCGAACCCTCATTTCCCGAGAAAATTCGCTATTAAAATCGGGCGCCATTCCATTATACCATCCGGCTCGGCTAACAAACCTAAATACAAATGAGCACAGGCCTCAGGGGCCTTTTTGCTTTAGTCAGGGAAGTCGTCACCGAGGTCCTCGTAGGTGTCCAGGTTGACGTCGCCGAAGTCGTTCTCAGCGCTGGCACGTCCTCCGAGGTACTCGCCGTCGCGGGTCTTCAGCACGTTGTTGAGGCCTGCGGCGATGCCCTTGTTGCCACTGGTGTTGAAGGCGAAGAAGTTGACCGAGGCGAAGCCGTAGCAGCCGCTGTAGACGTCCTCCTCGTTGGTGACCTCCACGAGCTTGTTCTCGCCGTTGATCTTCATGCGCTTCACGATGCCGGGCTTGGTCTTGCTCGAGGCGTTGATGAACCAGCAGCCGGCGTATGCGTCATCGTCGGGGCGCTCCTGGTCACCGTCGCGCAGCGGGGTCTTGAGGTTGACAGGTATCTTGCCGCCGAACTTGGCGATGCCCGCCTGCTTCGCGGCCTCGATGGCCACCTTGATGTTGTCCAGGAGTGCCTTGTTGGTCTTCGGGATGATGAGTGATACGGAATACTTCTTTTCGCCGCCTTCGGTCGTGGCCTCGGGCTGGAAGATGTGCACATAGCTCAGGCGTACTTCGCCGATCTTGCATTTCGTTGTTACGTTTTCGTTCATTTCAGTTGTTGTTTAGAGGTTGATACGTATTTGGTGATGTTTGTCGTCCGTGTCGGAGGTCTTGTAGTAGACCTTGCAGCAGATGAGGTTGAGGTGCGGGTAGTGCGCCAGCACGTCAGTGATTTCGTTCGTGATGCCGATTACGCCGGATTTTACGGGTTTGTTCGTTTTGTCGCTCGTGGTTATTCGTTTTTATCTGGCCAGCTCAGGGGCTTGAACTTGTCCGAGCAGTATTGGGTCTCCTTGCGGTACACCCATTTCTTCTTCATGCAGTAGCCTATCCGGGGCCTGAAGGGCGACCCGTTCCACTGCCAGTACAGACAATTCTTGCATAGCTTCTCCTGAGCCTCGGCCATTGTTATACATCTTTGAAGTCAGACATGGCACTCTGGGTGCCGTTGAACACGGGGCGGGGGTCAGAGTCCTCAGCCAGCGCCGGCTTGCCCGCAGGCTTGACGACGTACTTGCCGAGGAGTGCCTTGAAGCCGTCCTTCTTGAGGAGCTTCTCGAGGTCGCCGATGGTCTTGAGCTCCTTCGGCCTGCAGTAGCTGGCCTCGTCGAAGCCTGCGTCCGCAAGGGCCTTCATGGCTGCCGCCTGGTCGGAGATCTGGCGGACGGAGCGTCCCTCCACGACCTTGAAGCCGGGGAACGTCTGGCCCTCCAGCGCCTTCTCCAGCGCGTAGGCCTCCAGTGAGGACAGCCAGCTCTTGAGGGTCACGGCGTTGCGCAGGGCCTGCGCTATCTCGCCGTTGGTCATCAGTCCCGCGTCGCCCATGCCGGCACTCAGCTTTGAAGCCTTCTCGGCCAGAGCCTTGCACCTCGGGGCCACCTTGCAGAAGCGGCAGTGCGTGCCGGGGACGAAGTCGCCCTCGCCCTGGTATGCCGTCACGGCTGCGGGGCGGAGCTCGTTCTTCGCCCAGCCCCAGATGCTGACGGCGGGCTGCTCCCATTTGCTCACCCACTGCAGGCGGGGCTGTATGATGGTCATGCGTACCTTCTCGATGTCGTAGAGCTCGCCGGGACCGCAGAGGGCGCCCAGGGCGTAGCACATCATCTGGGTGTTCCAGCCTGCATCGACCTTGATGCCCTTGCCGTACTTGAGGTCATAGACGCCGAGCCACTTGCCGCAGATGATCACCGCGTCGGAAGATCCGAAGCCCTCCGGGATGAACTCGGTGAGCTTGAGCTCCTGCTCTATGAGGAGGACGGCCTCGGGGTCCTTGTCGTGGACCGTCAGGTAATCCTCGTAGACAAACTTGCAGTAGTAGTCGCTGACGGTGGCGAGCATCTCCCAGGGGTCGAAGCCGTGGTCGAGGGCCTGCTGCACTTCCCGATATAATGTCTCGAGGTTCGGGGCGGGGACGGAGTCCACACGCTCCTGGTATTCGTTCCAGGCCACCCGGAAGAGGGAGGCGAAGTCTTCGGGCCAGCTGCGCCACTCCTCCTTGAGGGCTTTGCGCAGAAGGCTCTCGGCCATGGCGTGGGCGATGGTGCCCTCCAGGCTGTAGGTCGTCTCCTTCTCGGGCTCCTGGGCTTCCAGGCGCGCCGACGGAGTACATTTCATCCAGCGCGACGAGGCGCTCGGTGCAAGGATTGCGTGGTTCGTGGGCATGGCTATGACGCTAATTCGTTAAGTCGGTCCACGAGCTCCGCCCTGCGCTCCTGAGGGCACTCGATGCTGGTCTTGATGCCGAACTGCGCAAAGATCTCCCTCACGGCTGCGGGGGTGCTCTTGTCGCGTACGGACTTGACGACTACCCTGAGCTGCTCGTCGGTGATCTCCTCGGGAGCCTCAGGTGCAAATTCTACCGCCGGGGCGGGCGCAGGCGCTTCAGTGGTCTGCGGCATGACGTCCGGCTTGGTCTCGACGGGCCTGGGGCGAGGCCTGTTGCCCGTCACTGCATTGATCGCTGCAAGCAGTCTGTCGCTTGCGTCGATGGTCACTTTGATTTCTAACATATTCTCATCTTTTTAGGAAGTTTCCGTATAGCTGTAGAGCCAGCGGGGCGTTGACCACGAAGGTGCGGCCCTGCTGCTTGATAGCGTCCTTGATGGCGCCGCTGGCCTTGATGCGCTTCGCGGTGCTCATGGAGCATCCGAAGATCTCGCACAGGCCGTCCATGCCCGTCACCCACCGGGGCTGCTGCTGGAGTGCCGCCGCCACCGTGGCGTAGATGAGCTGCTTGAGCTCGCCGGTCGTGAGGTCCGCTATGTAGGTGTTATCTCCGTTCATCGTGCGCGTATTTTACTATAGGTGCAAGGACGAGCTGCCTGCGGCTGTCCACGGTGTCGGGCTCGAAGCCGGTACCGAGGCACTTGCGGCACAGACGGTCATACCTGTCGAGTCCCCTGCCGTTGCAGAGGGTGCAGTACATTTCGTCACGCTCTTCCATTGCCGTGGAGGTTGATGACGTTCTTGCTGTCGAGGAGCCAGCAGATGGCGGCGTCGGCGATGAAGGCCAGCCACCAGAAGGTCTCCCATTTGGCCCATGTCTTCATGGACGTGCCCTCGGCAGGCTCACTGCAGATGCAGATGAAGCAGATGATGCCGAAGACAAGAAGTGTGATTTCGAGTGCTCTTTTCATGGTTTGCTGTATTTTAGGCGTTAATCAATGCTTTGTAAAAATCAACATCGTCCCCGCTGACTACGCGAAACCACGCGCCACTGCAATTCTTCAACCTTGTGAAAAACTGCCCAGCACGGATCGCCCGCTCCTCAGTCGGTCGTTCTTCTACTTTAATGACCACATTGTAGTAGTCGTAAATTACTGCTGCGTACATTGTATTAGGATTTGCGTGTGATTGTCACTTTGCCTTCATTCTCTTTCGTGCTCACATTGAACTGCTTGCCGTGTAGCAGGCTGTACTCTGAGCATGTTGTGTAGACTGTCGAGATCTTTACTTCAGCCGGATCGGCTATCCAAACGTCACCGACCTGCATGGTCTCGATCGTGTTCAGGACTGAGATGCAGCCAGAAGAGCGACCGGTAGTGTGCCTGATTATTTCCATAATTTCCTATATTTGTTTTACTTTGGTGAAGTCAAAATTAAACTATTAGTTTGAATAAACAAAATTTCGGTTTAATTATTTTTCACCAAATTTTTATGCAAATGATGTACAACACTATCAAAGAGCGACTTATAGGATATTTGGAGCTCAAAAGAATTTCAAAGTCTGAGTTTGGCAGACGCATCGGAGTGTCAAACGCTTTTGTCACTTCCTTGAAAAAGTCTATCGCGCCAGACAAACTTCAGCGCATTAAGGAAGAATTTCCTGATCTGAATTTAGAGTGGTTGCAATTCGGCACCGGAGAGATGCTAACCGAGGCAAAGGAGCAGCCCCCCGCTTCAAATGATGCAGGACTTATTGCTGCCCTCAGAGAAGCACAAGCCCAAAATTCAAAGAGTCAGGAGCAGATAGACCGTCTGCTCGGAATTATAGAAGGATTTCAAAAAGCACAATAACAATGAAACGTACCATCCTCATTATTTCATTATTACTCGCGTGCCTGTGCGCGCAGGCGCAGGAAGCCATAGATTGCTTTTCTATTCATGACGGGGAAGTCATCTGGCAAGAAGTCTATCAATCTGACATGGACTCTACTGCCGTAGTGGCAGCTCTTGTTAAGGCAGGAGAGGTGACAGGTATCACTGGCGTTCCTGGTGGAATTGTATGCCGTATCCTCCCTCAGAAGATGGACTACAAAGCCGCCGGATTTCAGTATAAACAGGTTGCCGTACTCGTCTACAATTATGATCTGGAGGGGCGTGCTCATATTGAGTTCAGGGACGGTCGGTATCGAGTAACGGTAAGCCAGATACATTTTGTACCCCTTTCTTCCGCTGCAGCAGCTTTAGGGGGCACGAATTTAGAGACCGTCGTAGGCAAGGACGGCAAGTTCATCAAGGCTTTCCACGCCAGACATACTGACGAGATCATCGACTATACGCTCAACAGACTTTTTGAATTTGCCGAAATTCCTGAAGAAGAGTGGTAGTATAAATTTCCACGAAGTGCCAAAAAATTTCCACTAAATGTGCCGAAATTGTAATAAAACGCCTATTTCTTTACATAAAACGCCTATTTCTTTCCCCGTAAATGTCATCAGCACCTATTAAATACAGAGCCCTCTTCTGCCTCCACCGGCATGACCGCGAGCTTGACCCGCAGCTCCAGTGCCGCGTCAAGTGGGGCAGCTCCAAGTATATGGTGACGGTCAACACCGGCTTCCGCGTCAACCCCGAGCGATGGGACGCGGACCGGCAGCGCTGCGCCGCCGGCTCTTTCCATGGCGCACGCCGCATACCGGCGGCCACCATCAATGACGAGATCCGGCGCTACCTGGACGTCGTGGACGGCATCTTCAGCGACTTCGCCGCCACGGGGGTCTTCCCGTCACCCACCGACGTCAAGTCCGCACTGAACGCCGGCCTGTACCATCAGACGCTCGCGCCCTCCGACGAGGACGTCTTCGCGGCCTTCGACAAGTTCTGCACCGAGCAGGGGGCAAAGAACGCATGGAGCGACGGGACATACATCAAGTGGCGCGTGTTCCGGCGGCACATGGCCAACTGGAAGCCGCTGCTGTCCTGGAGCGACTTCGACGAGAAGGGCCTCACGTCCTTCGTGGCCTACCTTCGTGACGTCCGCCAGCAGAAGAACGCCACCATCAAGAAGCAGCTGGGGTACATGCGCTGGTTCCTCACCTGGGCAGACCACAAGGGCTACCTGGCGGTGACGGATTACAGGATCTTTAAGCCCAAGTTCAAGGGGCAGGAGCAGCGTCAGGTCATCTTCCTCACATGGGACGAGCTGATGGCGGTATGGGACTGGGAACCGGGGGAGCGGCAGCTGCACGGACAGGTGCGCGACGTCTTCCTCTTCTGCTGCTTCAGCAGCCTGCGCTGGTCGGACGTGCAGAACCTCCGCTGGTCGGACGTACACGAGAAGTCCATCACGATCACGACGGTGAAGACCGCCGACCCTCTGGAGATCCAGCTCAACAGGTGGAGCCAGGAGCTGCTGTGGCGCTACGTCGACGAGGGGCTTCCCGACGACCGCGTCTTCCCCGTGATCGGCAACCAGGTGGCGAACAAATACCTCCACGAGATCTGCAGGGACTGCGGCATCGACGAGACGGTGCACCGCACCTGGTACCGGGGCAGCGAGAGGCATGACGACGTCAAGAAGAAGTGGGAGCTCGTGACGACGCACTGCGGCCGGCGCACGTTCATCTGCAACGCGCTGGCCATGGGCATTCCGCCCACCGTCGTGATGCAGTGGACGGGGCACTCCGACTACGCCGCCATGCAGCCCTACATCGGCGTGTCACAGGACACCAAGGCGGCCGCCATGGAGCTCTTCAACACAAAAAAGGACACCGAATAGTGTCCTATTGGTGTCCCTTTCTGCTATCGTGCTGGTAATCAATATGGTTCGTGGAGATGGGCGGACTTATTGATTGAGTTCATAGAGGGTCATAGAGGGTCATAGAGGCTCACGGAGCGTTCTTATGGGGTCATAGAGAGTCATAGAGGGTCATAAAGGCTCACGCTTTGGTGTCCCCTTTTTTGAACCACTTCAACCAAAAAAGAAAGACTATCACTCCGACAACCAGAACGGATGTCGCTATGAGCTTATGCCCTCCAGTCCACAAGTAAAAGGTTCCGCCGATGACGGCGAGAGCGCAGAAAGCCAGCAGCGCCAGCTTCAGCAGGTTGATAACGTCTCTGTTCATATTAGGGAATTTTAGGTAAATTTTAGGGAATTACTCAAAACTTTGAAAAGATCTTCAGCAGAGGTTTGCGAAGTGTCCAGAGGCCCAAGGCTCCAGCGAGTCCCAGGAGCCACGGGAAGGCGGCAATTTTCAACGATTGCCACCACGATAGAGGCTTGGGTACCTCAACAGTCTTCTCGACAATTTGGGCCGTTTCTGTCGCTTTTATGGTGTTGGTCATGTGGAAGTAGATGGGCACTATTGCCGGCAGCGTCTGGTCGTGCCGGTTGGCAAGATCGTGATGCAGCTGCCCGTCCTTCGTGATGTAGGCGTTACTGACGGCTATCGAGGTCTCGAGGTGCGAGGTGTCGTTTATGTTGACGATCGCCTGGTTTTTTTCGAGAGGGATGGGCACCTGGATGAGGGAGTCTCGCACGGTCTCCTTGATGATGGTAGTGTCACGATATTCAACCTGGATCTTTTCGATGACCCTCGGGCTGCAACCGGCAAGCAGCATGGCAGCCACAAGCGACAGAAGGCAGAGGCAGGTGATCAGGAACATGCGCTTATATGGCGCGGGGTGGGGGCGGAAGTCGTCAGTCATAGTAGTCCCATATTACGCCTTGCGGCAGCGTTGCATCGTTGTCGAGATGCACGAAAGTGGAGCCAATGCCGATGCGCTGCACTCCGCAAAGTAGAGCCGCCTTCACTATCTTGAAACGGTTCTGACTGGTATTGCACCTTATATCGAGCGCCTTGCCCTTACAGTGAGCGCTGTTGCCCGAGCGACCTTTCAGTTGCTCCCAACTCTTGCTTCTGTAGGCAGAGTTGATGACAAGAGGGATGCCGGCTTTCTCCCTGACGCGATCCATCAGGTCGAGAAAGTCGGCATCCATCTGTGTGATACTGCATGAAGGGCTGCAGCGGACGAACTCTGAATTTTTGAAATACTTACTCATCGTTTTCGTCCTCCTTGCCGTCCATGTCTGCGACCTCGATGGTCGTCTCGCCGTGTGTCAGCTTGACGCCCATGCCTTCGCGGATGGCCTCACGCAGTTCGAACAGTGAAGCGAACGCGAAGAGGAATCCGGCCGCCTTGAATATCGACGGGTCGATGACTCCCTTTGGAGGGATGAACAGCGAGAGTGTGAACATGGCTATCGTCATGCCCAGGCAGACCCATAGCGCTATCGTCGTGGATATGCTGACCCGCTTCGTCATCGCACGAAATTCACGGACTGATTGGTGTACGTTCATGGTCGTTAGTCTTCAGGCTCTTCGGGAATGTGGACGGGCGCCTCTTCCTCTTCTGCCTCGATCTCCGCCCGCAGTTCTGCGATCAGAACCTCGTTGTCATTATATTCCTGGCGTGCGGCCTCGTATTCTTCGAGGTCTGAGGGATAAGTCTCGGCAAAGTTGAGACCCAGCTTGGTGCATTTGGAGGCGTGAGCGTCGCTCTTCGCCATGATCATCTGGAGCTCAAGCTGCCTGGACTCCAGTCTTCCGAGTTGTGCGATTTTTTCCATTTCGATGTAGTTTGAAGTGATATTTCCTTATTAACAATTCATTGTGAGTATAGCCAGGATTGGCCTGGAAGCACAGGCGATCATCATTGAAGTGACAGTAGCGCAGCCACCTCTCGCTCACGACGTCGTCCACCAGGTGGCGGATGATGTTGTAGGCGCGGTGGTGCTTCATCAGACCGAGATAGCTGTTGATGCTGGCCAGAAAATGCTCCAGCTTGCGAGGGCCGACGCAACGGTTCCATTGCCGGATGGTCCTCTCGGCATTGCGGACCACGCGATTACCGATATAGGTGCGCCCAGGCTTGAACCATACGCCGATGAAGTCGCCGCCCTTGGAGAAATGCTGACATGAGCGCTTGCGCGGGTGCATCTCATAGCCATACTGCTCCTTGAGCATCCTTTCGCTGAGTGCGATGTGCGCAAGACCGGCCTCCTTGTTGGCGACCACCCACCGCATGTCGTCGACGAAGCGGACGTAGCGTAGGCCGCAAGTGTCGACCTGGAAGTGGTCGAAGCCGTTGAGGTCGTAGTTCTTCTCGACCTGCCAATACTGGTTGCCGAGACAGGCGCCCTTGCCTGGCCTGGAGTTGAAGATGACCGACTTGCCGTCCTTGATGATGGAGTGCCAGTCATGGCGGGGGCTGCGCAGGTGGACGTTCTCTTCGGGGTACGAGTAGTTGACGCGCATCAGGATATAGAGCAGGTCGTCACGAAGCTCGCCTTCAGGGATGCTTCTCTCGATGAGCGACCGGTAGTGCTCGTAGCTGCGGTCCAGGTCGCTGGACGGGAAGTAGGCGCGGATGTCGCGGCCTATCACCCAGCAGTCCCTGGTGTAGTTCTGAGAGACCTCCCTGATATCCTCCATCAGCCGCTGCACGGCCTTGTCGGGACCGTAGCCGATGCGGTTGTTGAACGTCCTGTCGGTAAGCTCGGCTTCCACGAGGGGCCTGACGTTGATGTCGAAGTAATACTGCAGGATCTTGCCCTGCATGAGGCATGCGATCACCTCCCTCGGCCGAGGCCTCTGGGCAACGAAGGCATATAAAAAGGGAACGAGGGTGTGGTCCGCATAATCCCTCTCGAGACGCGCGATGTCCCTTTCCCAATGCAGCTCGAAGAGCACACTGTCGATGCTGCGGCGCTTGTTGGAGCGGCAGCCGAGGTAGGCGTTGATGAGGGTTTGCGTATCCATTTCTTTTCGGAATAATTCGTGACGGGGAGCGCCAGGTTCGTGTTGTACATATTGTTGTTGTTCATGTACCCGTTGGTGCCGTTGCTGTACCAGGCGTTGTTGGCGTTGTAACGCGAAGACGACCAGACGTTGGAACCATGCACTTGCGAGGCCCTTGTCGGTTTAGCTGGCGGGGTCACCGCCAGCAGGGCCCCCTTTATTCTTTGAGAGGCTGTCTGTATCACCCTGCGGTGCAGATCGTGCCCTCGTTCCGCGCAGTATGCTGTTCTTCCACTTGGTCGCGCCTTCATCGAGGGATGCCACGCAGTTGAATATCTCGAGCTTCATCTGGTCCGGTGTTGCAGTCTCATACTTGGGCTGGATCCGGATGGCGTTGACTTCACCGATGGTGCGCATGAGATCCAGGAGGACCGCGATATCACCCCACATTTTCTTGAGGTAATGGATGCGTTCATCCTCGAAATCGTGCGCTATCTGGAAGTCACGGATGACGTCGAGCAGCGCAGCGATGGCTCGGTCGCAATAGCGGCGCCGGTCCACCGCAGTCATCATGAGCTCCGCCCTGAGCAGAAGGCCGAGCAGCTTCGAGGCGTCGATCTTGATGCTGGGCACGGCCCTCTCTCCGGGGTGTGGCTTGATATCTCTGTATTCGCTGTGTGGCATATCGAATAAGGCGGGCCGCAGGAGCGGCCTCGCCAAGGATTAAGTTTTAAGAGTTCGCTTCGCGAACGTCTAAAAGCGTGACGGGGAGCGCCAGGTACGTGCCGCACATATTGCTGAAGTACATGTACCCGCCGGAGCCGCTGCTGAACCAGGCGATGTAGGCGTTGATACGCGAAGACGACCAGACGCCGGAACCATTGCTGATGGCCGTGCCGCCGATAGCATATAGCGCCTTGTTGACCTCATCCGCATTGCGGTTGTTGATGGCGTTATACTTGATGCCGAACATGATGCTCTGCATGATGTCGGCGCTCGGCAGGTGCCACTTGCCGCGGTTGAGCAGCTCGTGGTTGTAGGTCACGGCGGCGCAGTAGTCGGCGGCGGGGAAAGCCACGATGCTGGTGCCGTCCTGCTTGGTGAAGGTCTTGCCGGCCATGATGTAGGTGTTCTTCAAGCCGTCGTCCACGCGGTTGATGTTGCCGATCTGGCCGTAGACCGTCGGGCGCATAGGGATGAAGGTGGCCATGTACTTGAGCCAGCCGGCCTCGCCCTCGCCGTAGATGGCGCGGAGTGCGGCGCAGTGGTCGTCATAGGTGCTTCCGGTCTTGCGATACTCGCTATGGCCGAGGTATCCTGGCTTACAGATGGGATATCCCCTCTTGGGGCTGGTGACATCCGCCGTCGGGTTGTAGTCGGCGCTGTCCAGATCCGCAGCAAAGTAGGTGATGGCCCTCTGCCAGCTGCTGATGCAGCCGGCGCCAGTACGCTGGCCGTTGTAGCGTATCATCGCAGATGATGAGGCGATGTCCGGCAGGAGGTTGGCCGTCAGTGTCCATCCACCGGCGCCGCTGTTGCTGGCCTGTCGGTAGTCCACAAAGAGGAATGACAACGTGATATTACCGTCGCTGTCAGCATCCGCCCTCCAGTTCTGGGTAGTGAACGGGGCGTTCGCCTGGAAGTATTCGTTGAGCTGCTCGACGAGACCCGCTGCCGTCGATGCGTTATAGGAGATGGTATACTCGGTATATGTCCCCCATGCGCCGGACTGGTTGACCTTGAGCTTGCCGGTGCGGTCAGTTCCGTCGAGGGTGTAGCCCGTGAGCTTGAAGGAGTAGATGGCAGACCACGCCTTGCTGGCGTTGTTCTTATGCACGATCGCGATCTTGCCGCGAAAGTCGGAATGGTCGATGCCTATGGCCACCACGCCGACGACGGTATAGTTGCCCATGAATGACGATGAGCTGTAGGTGTCGGGTGCGATGAAGTGCAGCGCCGAGTTGCCGTCCAGGACGGCGATGGCGCCGGTGCGGGCCTGCTGCAGTCCGACCACGACGTTGCGTCCGTCAAATTTCACGGCATTGCTCGCGCCGATGAATGATACCTGGCTTTCAAATGCGCTCTTGGCATCTGCGGCATACGCCGCTTCGGTTTCATAGTATTTTATCATGGCTGTAGTAGATTAAGCGTTGATCCAGTGTGCGACGTCAGAGGTGCCGATGGCATAATAGAGACCACCGCTTGCGGCGTCGAGGTTGATGTATATCTGCCCGGGGAAGGCGGGGATGCCGTCCCACGGAAGACCTTCGGGAAGGTTGTCCGGAATGGTGGCCGCTGCCGGCACGCCATGGCCGCGAAGCACCAGAGGATAGAGGCAGCTGGTCAGCTCGGTGACGTCGAGACTGCCAGCCGTGGCGGCGCCCATCTTGCCGGCGCCCTTCTCGATAGCCAGGATCCTCTCTTCGAGGTTGGCGAAGGCTTCGGCGATGGTGCGCTTGGCGTAGATGTCGAGCAGCTGTGACGTAAGGTTGGCGAGGGCGCCATACTTGACGGCGATGACATTGAGGTCGGTAACGCCGGGCTTGTATGAGATGACGCACTTGCAGCTCTGCGGGATGTTGGCCACATAGTAGCCGCTGTCGGGGATCTTGACGAAACGGTCTTCGTTGTTAGGCAGGTAGCGAGTCTCGGTGTAGGTCTCCTGGATGTAGACAGGGTAGCCGGTATTGGTGGTTGTCTCCTCGGTAGTGACAGTCTCCTGACCGGTCTCGGGGTCACCGACTACGACTTAGTAGCGGGGTTCTTTTTTGCCGT